GCACGTTACAGTCATGCCCTTTTCCTCAAACATCTTGGCGTAGCCCGCTTCCACGACGGCCTTGCAGGTGGCGCAGTGCTTTATAGTCTGGACGGTCTTTAGTGTTTCCACAAACTCAGAAGCCTCCTTGTCGGACAGGTCGCCTATGTGCCTCATCCCGTACAGCCTGCCCCACCAGGACCTGAACTGGTCCTCTCCTATCCGTGTGCGCTCCGCCTCGATGGCCCCTATCTGAGCCGCTGACAGAAAAACCTTTTCCTTCCTCCCCTGAGGCTCGGCCTCTGGCTCCGGGTCTGGCTCTGGCTTGGCTGGCTCGGCCTTGGCCTCCAAAATCTGGCTGGCCTGTGGCACTTCTACCACCGGCTCTGTCGCCTTCTGGCGCCTGCGCCTGGACTCCTGAACCACCATGGACATATCCCTGACGCTCATCTGCGTCCAGTTGGTTATTTTCCTTACCTCGTCCGCACCAAGGGCCTTCTCCGCGATCTCCCCCCATTCCTCGGCTGTGGCCCAGTGCTTCCTCTCCTGCTCAAAAACCGATTTCATTTCATCAAAGGTCTGTGGCACGCCTTCCTCCGCTATCTCTGCCGACCCATAGACTCCGCTGAATGGTTTTGGAAAGGCCATCCTCAGGGCCGTGTCCCTGGCTACCTTCTTTATCATCACCCCAGGCATGATGTCCCAGTTCGACTTCCTGCCCTCTCGTCCCGGCCTGGAGTATTCAGACATTCTGACAATCGAGACAAATGGCATCATCCCTTTCCTCACGACCCTGGCCCAGGCCCCCACGATGTTGCCACGCTGTAGCGGCATGACGTGCTTGACCGGCTCCCCCTTTAGGGCGTCAAAGGCAAAGTCGTCCTTGTCGCAGATATCGAAAACCTGCGTGCCTTCGTAGTCCTCAAATTCCTCCGCCCTGGCCTGCATCCCATCCACGCCCGCCTTGACCCCCACCTTGCCGTCCCTGGTCTTTATGAAATGAGCCTGCCCCTGCAGAGGGTCTAGTCCAGCCGTCTTACATATGTGCAGGAACATGGCAAGCTCTGCGTCCGTTGAGTCAGCCGCGCAGGTTCGCTTGACAAGGTCAATGGCCTCCCGGGTCCATGCCCCCCTGGTCACCAGTTGGTCGGTAAAGGTCGTCAGTTCCGTTGACTTACTTCCAGGGGTTGCCAATGTCCTTTACCTCCTCTTTTGCCTTCTTAATTTTTTTGTCAGCCGTTGCGCTCTTGCCCTTGGCCTCGACCTTGAGACTCCACCGGCAGTACCTCTCCGAAAAAGCTTGCTCGGCTTCCTTGGCTCCCTCGCCGCCACGCTTCTTGCACAGGGCCTGGACCTGGGCCACAGTCGGGTGCTTCTCCACCTGCTCTGTCCACACCAGTTTTACGTCCGTGTGCCCTTCCTTGTGGAAAATTTCTTCGGCGTGCCTCAGTCTGTCCACGTCCACGTCGTAGTCCCGCTTGGCCTCGGTAATCACGACCCGGCCCGTCAATTCCCCATCGTCTGTCAGCACCGGCAGTTCCCTCTGGCCTGATGCCTTCATTCTCTCTATGGCGACGTCCTTGGCGGTCTTTCTCAGTTTCTCGATGCCTGGTAGCACGTCCGCGCAGAACCTTGTGAATGCCGGTATAGGCATACTCCTGATGTATTGAGTCAGGGCCCCCAGGTCAACCGTAAAACTCTTTTCGTCCGACTTGACCGGGATCGGAATTATGGCGCTGTCCTGTGCGGACTCAGGCATTCACTTCCTCCTTGTTCTTTGGCCTTCCTACTGGCTTTAGGTCTGCCCGTAGCTGGTCCATCATGGCCTCGGTGTAGCCGTTGGTCGGCGTTTTTCTGCCTCGCTTGACAATCCTCGGAATAATCCCAAGGCGGGTCGTCATGTTGTACAGAGTCTTGCGGGATACCCCAAACTCATCCATCGCCGCTCTTGTCGTGGTCACCCTGTCGCCCATGTTTCTCCTTTTCTGCCTACATGGTAATTACCATCTTGGTATCTGTCAAGCTAAATTTTACTTGGTAATTTTAGAGGCCCATCCCTGCAGAAGTTTGAGCTTTTGGCTACCTTGGGTCAAAACAGGCCACCCCTACACCGCCTTGGAGCCCTGGCCCTGGTCTGTGCAGGCTTGTAGTAGCACCCGGATACCCCAAAAACAGCAGGGCCCTGCCTAGGCAGGGCCCTTTCCTTCCTCGACTCGCGGTTCTTATCTGTGGAAGCCTTTGAGGGTCATGGCTAGCCGTGCCCTGCGGCCTAACTTCCCGCCAGCCTTTGACGCCCTGGCCAGCTTTCCCGCCGGGATCCTCTTTCCCATCGGCACACCCAACTGCCTGTGGAGGGCCCCCGGATGCTTGATGGTTCCCTTAATCCAGTACCTCGTTGACTTCTGCCCCCCACGGCCTGGGTTGTGCATGGCCTTTGAGGACATGCCCGGGCCAGGGTCGAAGCCTGCCCTTCTGGCCTGCCTCTGCACCTGCCTCATGGCCCTGGCCATGCCGCCGTCGTGACTCATGGGCTTTCCCATCATGCGCCTGTGGTATCCGTGAAGCGTGGAACTCACCCCCCCTCAGTCCAGCAAAGCCTCTACAGCCGCCGCCGTCAGCCCAACAAGCCCCACGGCGAAGCCGCCAATCCTCCAGCCCCTGGCCTTGGACTCGGCTCTCAGCCGTTTCCTGTCCAGCTCCTTCATCTGCCCAAGGAGTCCAGCGTTCTCACCTTCCAGCTTGGCAACCTGGCTCATGTCCGCAGCGGCCTTTGCGGCTGTGTCCTTCGGCATCAGCAGGCCCGGGAATGGCGCTGGTTGTCCGGCTTCAAGCCACACGGATTCCTGCTGCTCACCTAGCCAGCCTGGCCCCTCTGAGTCGCCCGGGTCCTGCCTTTCCACTTCCCGCACGACCTCGACAATCCTGGTCGTGGGCCCGGACATGAGCTGAGCCCGTTTCAACTTCCTCTCGGCGCTGAGCTTGTTGGCGTTGGCGGTAGCGGCCTCTATCCTCAGCGCGGCCTTCTCGTCCTCCGCCTCTTTCAGCGCCGAACACCCGCGCCAAGTCCCAAATAGGCCGGCCCCGGCCAGCAGGGCCACCAGGATTAGACCAACCGCAAGCTTGTCCTTCTCGTTCAAGCGGGTCCGGCTGGTGTCGCCCCTGGCATCTTGGGCAGGTTCAGCTTTCGCCCGGTGAATTTCTCTACGGCGTCAACCACCCCCTGCATGAACAAGTAGGCTGCGCCCAAGTACGTCATGTACTTGGCCTTCATGTCCTCAGGCAGAGGCGCCTGAGACAGCCATAGCAGAAGCCCTGCCGCGGCGCTGAACTTCTTGGACAAATGCCGGTCAACAACCTCGCCAGCCTTGCCCTTTGTGTCCTTGCTCAGCGACCCCACCAATCCCACAACTTTCACAACCCCGCCTACGATTGAACTCCACATGGTTGTCCCCTTTCGTAAGTTTTGCGGGACCGGGACTCGCACCCGGATCGGAGCGGTATGAGCGCCCCCGGACTCTAAGCCCTGCCTCCCGCGACCATAATTTTACCCCAAATCGCTCAAACCACTCCTGTTCCAAAGAAGCCTCTCCAAATATCTCTGGTGACACGGCTTGCCACGTCATGCGGCGTGTACCTCAGCAGGGCCCACGTCGCAGCGTTGTTCGGAACCCTTACCTCCCAGCTGTCGTCTGACACCGTCATAGGGTCCTCGCCGTTGCTGTAGTTCACCTTGATTGGCGTCCCCGGGATCCACTCTTTGAACCTCTTGGCGTAGGTCACCGCAGCTCCAAAAAGCTGATTTCTAAATCCCTTGTTGCGCGCCGTTATCTCAGCTCGGCGCGCCTGCACCGCCAATGAGTCCGTTGGCCTTGAGTCAAAAACCGCCTGGCCGCAGGCCCTGTCCATTTTGTACTGGGTAAGAGTCGCCTTGGTCTTTACAAGGCTCTGTTCCCTCTGCAGGGTCACCAGCAATAATCTCCTGCTGACACCCGCCGAGTCCGCTGCGCGTTCTATGCTCTGCGCTGCGGTTTCGCCTGTGGCTTGGTCCTTATATTTGTAAAGCGTCCCACCGTTGATGGCCAGCCATGCGTCAACATTGAAGGTGTCCCTGGTCGGTGGGCATACGCACCTGTCAGGCAGGACTAGGACCGGGTCAAAGTATGGTAGCCAGTCCTTCTTCCTGTAGTCTGTGGCCTCCGGGGTCGGTGTGGTCATCTGGTCCCCGACACAATAGCATCCCGCTCGGTTCGCAGCTCCATGGCCTTCCTCTCAAGAAGCTCAAGGTTTTTCATCGAAGCCTCTGGCCTTATACCCTTCTTGTAGAAGGCCATCGCCCTCCTGGACTCTCCAGTCCCAAAGGCCAGCTCCTGCTCTATTTCCCTTAGGCGCTTGGAAGCCTCGGCCTCGATGTCCACAGACCTGGCTGACGTTGGCACGACACCCCTTAGCCTTACCTCTGGCGGCAGGTGTTTCCCAAATATCATTCGGTCGGCCTCGTTCAGAATCCTGATGTTTCTCAAGGCGTGGGTCACCCGGCCCTGCATCGGCATACCGAAGAACTCAACCATTTCACCAGGGAACCTTTCAAGCTTCCTCTTGTAGTTCAGGTCGAAGTTTGCTACCTGCGACATGGCTTCCCTCAGGAATGGGTTTAGCTGTCCCACAAAGAGTCCCCTTGGGTCGAAAATCCTAGCGATGTCCGCCGATGGATGCCAGCCATTAAGAATCATGTAGCTGGTCTTGCCCGTGACCGGGTCGCGCCTGATCTGAATAGGCGTCCCGTCCTTGATCCACTGAGGCACAAACCTCGGGTCGCTTATCATCTGGTCCCGCTCTACGGACTGCTTGACCTTCAAAGGTATTACCGCCCCCCTTACCGGCATACCAAAAATGCTCTGGGTTTCCGTCAGCATCTCCAGCTGGCGGGGCAGGTTTTTTCTCAGCCATGCGTAGAAAGGGAAAACCTCTCGCAGCACGTTGCGCTCAGCTTTGGTCAGGTCAAACCAGTCGTAGTACCACTTCCTCACCTCAGCCGCCGCGGCCTCCGGGTCCATGCCCCGCTCAAGGCCGTCAATGAACATCCCCAGGCGGTAGGGGTCGTCAACGACGTGCTCCCTAATAGCCATCCCACCCTTGTATGGCAGGAAGTTTTGGCTGAACGGGTTGGCTTCCCTCAGCACTTTCTTGGCCTTTCCGTTCACGTATGCCGTTGTGAACTTGGCCCTCTCCAGTTGCTCTGCGAAAGCGCTGCCAGTCACCCCTAGCTTCTTGCTCAGTTCAACGATGTGGTCGCCGTTTAGAATCCTGCCGCCGTAGTACAGTGGCTGTTGCGTGTCGATGTGCCTTGCGACCACGTCCTTGCCCAAGCCCTTCAATTCCGCCGTGTTGAACAGGTCGCGGCCTATGCGTCCATACTCAACCCTGTCCAAAAAAATGTCGCTTGAAATCTTGAATCCCTTTGCCAAAGCCCCTGGGTTGTTCATGTGTCCGCTGATGCCGTAGGTCCACGTGTTGCTCAGCAGGTCCCTACCCCAGGTGGCGGGAAATAGAGCCAGGGTCGTTGTGCGCCACAGGCTGTTGACGGCCTTTATAAACCCCCAGGCGTTGTTCATGTCCTCATCGCCCATGCCTTTGTTGAACAGCTCGTCTATGACCTCTGCCTTTTCTGGCGGGAAGGCGAACCCCTCCAGGTAAGGGTTGTCCACCTTCACCCAGTCCGTTGGCGACTTCTCAAATGGCAGTCCAAAATTGTCAGCCGCCTCGCGCAGGTACGACCTGCTGACCATGGCCGATGTCGTCTGGTAGTACCTTTGGGCCAGCAAGGAAGGCACGTCTGTTTCAAATAGGTCAAAGTCAAGTTTCCCGGTTGGCCTTCCGTTTATGTGTACCCCTTCGCGTTTGGCTAGGTCGTTCCACTGAACTGAGGTCATGCCCCTGAACTGCCTGTGCATGGCCGCGGTGTGGCTCATGTTCCACTTCCTGATGTCCTCAGGGAATCCCATCGCCCTGCCCACTAGGCCCTGGCCCTTCTCCGTAAGCTTCTGAGGCAGGTACTCCACTACATCCCCCAGGTCCTGAATGTCCAAGCCCTCAGCCAAGTCCTTCTGCAGAAGGAACTCCGTCATCTCCCTTGCGCTCTTGATGTATTTTTCCGCCTCCGGCCGAGTCAGGGGGACGCTCTGCATTATGTTGGCCCCCAGCCGCATCGGGATTCCCTTCTTCCTCACAATGCTGACGCCCTTGCCAGTCAGGAACCTGACAAGCTCCTCGTTGGCCCTTTGCCCCTTCACCTGTAAAAGATGGGAGAACATCTTGTGGTCATCCGGCGTGAACCTTGAGGCCATTTCCATAAATGGCGCGTTGGCCTCCCAGGCCGCCAACTTTGCCGCCCGCCTCAGCCTCATGGAACTTCTCGTCAGGTCGTCAAAGGCTTCGTCGCCCGTCCCTGTGCTGAATATCTTGCTTGTGAATTTTCCGAAGTTTGTGCCCCTGAACTTCTGCCCTGTCCTGGTTAGGAACTTCATGGCCGGCTTAGTAAGCACGTCCACGTATGGGACGGGCTGGCCGGCCACGGTAACCAGAGCCCTCTGGCCCAGTTCCCCCTGAGCCTCAAGCGTCTTTCCGATGGGCCTGAAAATGTCTATCTTGCTGTTTATGGCAACCTGCAGCTCGTTAGCCACGGACTTGTTGACCTTGGCCAACTCCGCTAGGTCGGCTAGATTCTTCACTCCGTACTTCTGCGCTGTCAGCGCCGCCTTCATGGCCTTTGTCGCTGCGCCTAGCCCCACTAGGTTCCCGGCATCCAGCACGACGTTGCCAAAAAAACCAAGAGCCTTCTTCGGCACGCCCGTAAAGCCAAGGTCGTCTGCCACGTCCTCAAATGAACTCTTGCGGCTTCCAGATAGAGCCCCCACCGGGTCCAGGTCCTCTGTGTTGAAAAGAGCCCTTGCGGAATTAGCGGTTAGATATTGGCCCCGGTTCAGGGCATCCAGCACTGCCAAAAAGCCGTTCTCTGGCTTCCTCAGGTCCCGCTTGTCCAGCACCAGGGACCCCGGGCCTGGCTCCTGCGACCTCAGGCCGAAGTCGTCATGCTGTCCAAACCCGGTGAACCCACCGAATGATTGCGAAAATCTTGGCTTAGTCCCCGGCAGGGACGCCAGGTCTGGCATGGCTTACCTCGACCCCAGCTCCAGTAACCTCTCCATTCTTACCTGGCCTAGAGTCCTGATTACCTCGTTGTACTCCTGTGGCGTCCACCGGGTCGGGTGCTTCTCGTAGTCCGACCTGATGCGCTCCATGACCTTTAGGGCTCTTTCCCCTGACGGGTCCACCTGAATCTCGTTGATGATGGCCTGGACAGCCGCCCTCTTGCCCTCTGAGGCGCCCTCTAGCCTTGGCATTGGGATCCTAGAACCATTGATAATCACGGCGTCAGGCAGGATGGCCTCTCGTCCCCCTGGCACTCGCCTGAATGCCCCGTCCAGGGCGGTCCCGGGTGGCGTCCTTGTCAGCTCCAGGGCCGTGTCTGCGGCCCTTGTCTCTGGCGTCATGGCCATCGCCCCCAGACCTCCACCCAAGGCCAATGCTGATGGTGTTCTCAAGCCAGAGGCTAGCGCCCCGCTCGTTCCCGGTGCTTGAGCCAAAGCCCTAAGCGCCGTCCCCGGCACAAACCCCTCTGCCGTGGTTCCAGCCGCAAAGGCAGACGCCGGCAGAAGCGCCCTTGGTGCATTGGGGATAACAGACCCGGCTGATGGCCCAACCACGCTCGGCGTAGCCAGCCTTGTTTGTGCCAAGGCAAGACGGCTCGGGGCCGGTAGCAGACCCGCTACTCTTGGGGCAACTTGGCCCGCGGCAGGGGCCGCGGCTGCTGCCGCAGCGGTCCTGCCTAGCCCGAATCTCTGGCCTATGCTTGAGGCGGCTCTGCCCAGCGCCCCTGGTGTCCCGGCCCTGGCGAGCAAACTGCCTATGGTCGGTGCGCCAAACCGTCCCGCCAGCGACCCCGCCCCCCTTAGAATCGGTCTTGCCAAGGTTCCAGCTCCACCTGTGGCTAAGCCAATCGTCCCGCCGATTGCCATTTCCTTTGCGACCCTATGCGCTATCCCTAGGGCCCCCCTCAGTTTTACCGCAGGGGCATTCCTGGCCTTCCGCAGGTCATCCAGTGTGCCTATCCAGCTCTGCAGGTCCTCTGGGTCCAGGTTCTGTGCCGTGTCTGTCAATGTCCCGTCTGGGTTTACCAGCAATTCCTCAAATTCTTTCATCCGGCTTGACGTTGGCTCCTGACTCACCATCCTGAAAGCGTTTGATAGTTGGCGGTTCTCCGCCACATCAAGGAGCTGGCCCGGGGCCCTGACCCTCTGTGCCGGGACGAGCCCCTTTATGTTGGCCCCGGCCTCGACTGTGAATGGTTCTGGCCCGTCCAGCCGCCCTATCGTTTTCTGCAACCCCCCAAGGCCATACCTCTGAGCCAGGATGTTGAACTCCTTTTGAGTCCGTGGGTCGCTTATGGGCTTTCCTGTTGTCTCAACCGCCATGGCCGCAAGTCTGGCGTCAAACTCCCTCAGGGACTCTGCCTGCCGTGCCTGCTCGGCCTGCGCTCTCTGGATTTGCGCGGCATCAGCCTGCCGCTTTTCTTCCTCCAGCTGGAGTCTGAATTGTTCGGCCTCCCGCTCCATGGACTCGCGGACTTGTTCTTCCCTGGTAAGAGCCCTACGGTTCTCTATTTCCTGTTGCCTTCTGCGCTCAGCCTCGGCCTGCACCCCCTGGCGTTGCGCCCCGACAGACAGGCCGGCCTGACCTATGTTGGCTAGGCCCTCTCCTATGGCCCTCAGTCCCCTGATGTCAGAGGCTGTCGCTGGCATTCCTAGAAGCCGTAGCCCGGAAAGTAAGAACTATAGTTTGAGCCCACTGGTTGCAGATAGTTCAGACCGTAGTTCCCGTAGTTTTGGCTTGTCGTGCTCATCCCGCCACCGCCCCCGTTTCCACCCAGCGGGAATGCCCCTTGCCGTCCGAACAATCCCGCAGCGAGACCCCCCAGCCCACCAAGGGCGCCTGTAACACCGCCCAAAACCTCAAGGGCTCCCGGTGGCTGGTTCAGTAGGTCAAACTGCCGCCTCTGTTCCTCAAGTTGTTGTAGGCTCAAGTCCCTTCTGCCCATCAAGTCCTCAAGCGTCAGCCCTGAGGCTATGGCATTCTCGATCATGCGGTTCAAGGCCCCGGCCCTCTCCAGGCCAAGGCCGGCCTGAGTCCTGGTCCTCTCGCTCTCCAAGTCCCGCTCAAGACCTCCAAGAAGGGCCGCTGTCGCCCCGGACCTGCCTGTGCCGCTGATGGCCTGCCGCTCCATCAAGGCCCTTCTGGCATCCGCCCCGCGCTGAGTTATGTCCCCAAGCAGGCTTTGCTCCAGGGCCCCGTAGGCTTCCAGGCCCGGGCCCTGGCCCAGGAGCCTCTGGCCCAGCACAGACTCTATCTGCGGTGAAATTCCACTCAAAAGTAAAGGCATCAACGCACCCCCGGTAGTAGGTCCAAAGCCTCTGGATGATACTGCGGTGCGCCCTGCGGCGCGCCCCACATATAAAGCTGAGCCATTGGGTCGGTAAGTGAACCCGCCTGCCTCAGCCTTGCCTCCATCGCCAAAGCCCATAGGGCGGGGTCTGGCTGAGCCCGCCTCTGTTGCTCCAGCCTCTGCATTATCTCACCTTGTAGGAAATCTCTAAAGGCCCCTGTCCTTACAGCGGCAAAGCTTCTCTCATCAAGTATTTCTTTAGGGAATGCACTCACGTCCGCAAATGGTGACACCGGCCCAGCTAGCCTGTTTACGTTGCTCGCAAAATTTATGAACGACGGGCTTCCAGTGAAATAGCTTGATGCCAGAATTGGATTAGCGGCCATATTCAGTAGCGCCGGCGTTAGACCTTCCTCGAACCAGCTTGGTGGCCCCGGCGTTTCTGTAGGAGTTGCCATTGGCGTTGCTGTTTGCACGCCTTCTGGAATCTGCCTACCCAACGCTGGTCCCACAAGCCCCAACAAATCCTTTTCAGCCTCCGAAAACGTTGGTGTCATTGTCGCTGTTTGACGCGGCGACCTTGGCGTTGCCGTTGGCGTCGCCGTGGCCGTTGGGCTCGGCGTAATGTACCTCCCGCCCATGCGATTCAATGCCTTGGCCGCTTTCTCATGCCCGCCCTTTTGTAACACTGCCCTGCCGAACAAATCTCTTGCCTCATCAGGTCTGCCCCGACGATACGCAATCATGCCCTGCCTGTACAGTTCTTGGGCGTCTAGCTTTTCTGTAGCCATTTTACCCATGTTGGTATGCAGTTAGCCATCATGTAGTTACAGAGTAACACGAGAGCCATTGGCATTCACACGCTTTAGCACCCCGCCGAATGCATAAACCACCGCCCCATCGCTCACCGCATCAGGCTCCACGTCCACGTTTTTGAGCACGAAACCGCTTGCCATCCCCTGCTTTGGGACTAGGCTGTTTATGGTCGTCTGCAGCTCAGCTATAGCGTCCCTGCCCTCTGGCCCCAATTTCTGCAGGGCCGTCATAACCAGCTCCACCCCCCTCTGTTCCGGCACTACGGAGCCCCCACTGGCTTCCTCACCTCAAACTGAACCTGGAAGCCAGTCACGGACAGCCTGACTATGTTCTTGTCGTTATGCTCGCATCGGATCTGCAGGTAGTTCCCGCGGCCTGACATCCTGTGGTCTGCGCGGCCCTGCCCCAGGTTGTGTTCCAGGGCCTTCGCCCCGCTTACCGCCGTAATTGACGATTCGCTGGCCTCCCCGGTATTCCCCGATGCGACCATGGCCAGCGTTGACAGTCGCTGGCCCGGTCCTAGAAAGTCCATGGGCAAGTCCTGCGAATTTGCGTTGGTGTTGAAGAACAGTTTTATCCTGTTGAACAGGTCCACTGGCGGGCTTACGTCCGCGGCCTTGTTTGCGTTGCCAAGCACCCACACCCTTCTAAACTTCTTCATCCTACCCTCAAAGAGGAAAGGCTTAGTCTTGAAAAAAGACCGAACCTCCGTGCCGTCGTCATCCCAGTTTCTCAGTAGGTAGTAAAGCCTCGGCAGGCTTGAGCCAGCTCCGTAGAATGTATTGCCCTGCACCGTCAGCCCGTTCATCTTCCAGTCGTACACAGTCCACGGCGGAATCCCGTCCTCGGCCACGTTGGCTAGGTCGCAGACATAGACCCTGTCGTTGAAGCTTGACTGCATTCTCTCCACAGCAAGGTAGTACTTGCCGTCCCAAATCTTCCCAATGGACGGAAACTTAGATGCCGGCGTTACGCTTGTGCTCCACTTAATTTCAAACTGTATCACCTTTGAGCCCTCTGACACCGAAGGCACCGCCCCCGGAAACAGCTCAAATCTGACTTGCACGTACCTGTTCAAGGTATTGGTTATCGCCATGCCAGAGACATAGGTTGTGTAGGAAGTCCACGACCCGTCCGGCACTGCAACAGGGCCAGTTCTTATCTTGCCTACCACTGTTCCTCCATTCAGAATCTCGTCGAATGTGAACAACCCCCAGGCGGTCGGCGCTGCCCCTATGTCTATGACGCCAGACTCATAGGTCCCTGGCACGATGAAATTTATCCCAGCCTCGTCTATGGTTGGTGTGACGCTTGCATTTTGTTCTGGAGTTCCGCCCGCCCCCTGTGTCAGCACAAGTTGGTACTGCACGTAGCGCCCGTGCTTTCCAGTCAATGGCACCACGGCCTGCATGGGGGAACCTACTGACTGAAACACAAAACCGCTCCAGGTAGAATCCGGCACCGCCACGTCCCCTGTTGCCATAAACATTTCTACCTTTGGCAGCACCGCGGTTACAGCCGTGCCACCTGTTGGGTCCGTGTTGTTCTGCTCACCCGATGTCAGTAGCGTCTCAAGTATCCCAGGTGGACCGCTGGTTGCCCCGGTATCAAAAACCTCGCTGGTGAATGTCCCGCTCGGTAGGAAACCCGGCTCAAACGCCTCCAAGTACCACGTTCTGAACACCAGGAGCAGACCTGAGTTTGAAATGATGCTGAACTTTATTCTTATTGCGTCGGCTATGACTGTTGGAAAGCTAACGTCAATCGTCTGTATTCTTGCCCCATCACTCGTGGCTATAGGGACAGAAGTTACGGTATTTAGGACTGTCCAAGTCCCCGGCGGCCCTCCCGACAATGTGGAATACGTGAAAGCCTCTACTGTTGCGTTTATTGTAGCCCCGCCAGAACCAGAAAAAAATCTGACTTGGTACTGAGCTTTCACTCTGTTCATTTTCCATCTTGAACCCAAAAAAGTGTATGACAGAACATAGTCGCCAGGAGTCGCCGTGTTTAGAGAGCTCCAGTACGTTGCCGGGTTTCCATCGAAAGCATTGGTGACAGGCTGAGCCACAGTCGAACTCCAGGCTGATGGGACCCCGCCCATGTTATTGTGGGCTATGTTTCTGATTTGACTTGGTGTCGCAGTTGCCACCATGTCTAAGTAGAGTTTGTCTGGAACTCTGTGCGTGGCCACTGGCCCATTCCCGCCGCCTACGCCCCTCGTCAGTCCACCACCAACGCCGACCCCGGATACTGCCGTCAATGGGTCAATCCAGTCTGCATTTGCTGTGTCTATGAACGGAAACTCAGAATGCACAATTTCGTTGTCCGCGCTTACCTCAAGGTCCACCAGGGACGCTCCTGTCTCAAGCTCTGACTTTGTGCTCTTGGTGTGTCTGCCAAACCTTGTAATCGCCTGCTTCACAGTCTGCAGCGCGCTCAGAATCTTCTCTGAGATTAGCTTGCTGCCTCTGTAGGTTCCAGCGGCTACCCCGTCCCTCGTGTGGTAAATGAACAGGCCGTCCCGGTAGGCAATGCTCTTGTGGGACACGCAACCCTTCGAGTCGTTGATCCTGGTTACAGTCGCGTTGGGGCCAGGTTCGGACAGGTAGTACTGCTTGCTCAGTTCCTTCATCACAACCAGGAACCCGTAGCTCTCGGCCAGCCCCGAGATTATCTCCCCGTCCTCTGGCTCAATCGGAATGGTGTTGCCCTGCGGGAAAATTCCAGGCAGGTCGGGCTTGCTGATTATCAGGTTATTTGGGTTGTCCACCGTTGCGGCAAAGCACCTTCCAGCCAAGAATTTGGCGTACTTTATCTTCCCCGGCTTTGTGTTCCCTTGGTCAGGCACACCGAAATCCATCTCCAGGGTCTGCGTTACGGCTCCCAGGGTCGCGTCGCTCACGTTGAAGTCCACATTGAGCACGCCAGCTGTGTTGCTCACCAAACCGATGAAATAGTATGTCGCCCCTGCCGGGACTGGTCCAGCACCAGACGTCAAGGTCCCATATATTTCTATGTTCAGGCAAGCTTGCGGCCCCCTGGCCGGCGTGATGGTGTACCTTCTGTTCGGCGCCGCCGCGTTTATTGTCACGCTGGGGCTTGGTATGCTCTTTCCAAAAGTCCCGTAGTCATAGACCGCCACTATTCCATGGTTGCCAGCCGTTACCGTCGCTCCGGCTATGGCCAGGGTCGCCGGCGCAGCCGCTGGCTCCAGGTTTCCCCACTCGTGCATCACTGTCCCGTCATACCTCTGTGGGTCGGAAGGCACCTGCGACAGCCAGAAATTGTCCTTGAATGTCCCCGGGCTGTAGGCTTCGATGTCTGCCGCCATTGGCTTGGCTATCTGGTAGGCCACACCTAGCTGTGTCAAACCCTCAAAAGTCCGATTCAGTGTCAGGCTCGTAGCCCCTGGCACGGCCAAAATTGTGTACCAGCTTGGGTCCGCGCCTACACCAGTCTGCAGCACTCTAAACCAGAACTGAGTCGGGACCCGTAGGTTGGCCACCCACTCTGTCAGAATCCCGGTAACCGCAGCTAGGCCGTTGGTTACGTTCACAGTTCCAGTCGTGTACCAGGGTATCGCTGATACTGCGCCGTCCCCAGGCGACTGGTAGAACAGGGCGCCTGTCTGCGTCACGGCAGGCGTGTGCTTGGCCGTTTCCGTGGCCTGAGTTATGAGCTTCTTGGCCCCGCTTTTCTGGATGAAGCTCTCAAGAAAGTAAGGGTTTGATGGCAAGGCCAGGGGGTTGAATTTCAGTATCCCACGCCTCTTGACCAGCGCCTTTCGCCACGGGTCCCAGTTAAGCATGTCTGGAAGCTCGTTATCCCTGAGGTGCACCGGGTCGTCTGTGGTATTCAGCCCCCCGCCAAAGTCGGCAAAGGTGACTGTCGGGTCGTCCCTACTCATCTTCCTACAGGCGCAAGCGGGTATCCCGGGCCAAGGTCTGCGTAGCGGGTCGGGACCACCCTGGCGTCAATCCTCACCTTCCTGCGCCTGGGGTCCACGTTGTTTCGCCAAGACATGGCCCTGCTCACGGCCTCGCTGTAAAGTCTTTCCTCAACGGAAGCCTGCTGGTTGTCCCCCATCTTCCTCAGGGCCCTGGCTGCGGCGCCGTGGCATATCCCCTCCTGAAACTGCGTTGGCATGTCCGAGCTTGCATTCAGACTCAGGTTCGACAGCAGGGCCTGGGCCGGCTTCCGGGCGTAGTAGATGAAAAGCCCGTCGGTTAGGGGCGTGTCCGGGGTTGGCACGAGAACCACCTGTTGCGCGCCAACGTCTGTGTAGTAGAGGTAGGGCTTGCCCGTCATGTTGCGCCACCTATAGACGTAGCGGTCCAGCTTTTGCTCCGTCACCGACTCCAGCGTGTCCTTGTCGTGGTCTACGCCTAGCATGTAAAGAAAATCCGCTGGCAACGGGTAGGAAGCCTGCGCGGCTACGATGCTCTGGAACTGGCTTGACTCAATGCATTTTGACTTCTCGGCCATGTCAAGGGACTTGTCATTGATGGCGTCTAAGCAGGATTGGTCGTCGAACAGGTTGCCCTCGACGTCTGCCATCTCTCTGATTCGGCGGATCATCTCGGTAAAGGTCATTTCAGACTTCCTCCCATTCGATTATGGCATACGTCTTCGCCGTCACCTGGGTCTGCCGGATACTCAGCACCTCTCCCGGGCCCCCGTCCTTCGATACTCCGTCAGCCAGCCCCCTGGTATCCCCCCACCCTTGCCCTGATGCCTTTGCGTCAGCCACGGCCTTGGACGGGTCCGCCGCCAAGGTATCTCCTGTGCCAAAGTATAACTCCGCGCTGTTGCTGTTCTCCGCCTCGCCTCCGTATAGCCTGGCTTCCCGTAGTCTCAACTTCTTTCCGTCGTGGGGGACAATAATGGTTTCCCTTTTGTCCGAGTCTGGCCCCATTATCTCAAAGCTCTGACGTTTTATGCTCTGGTCCGATTGTCCACGCACCGATAGACTCATTCCTTCCTCCTGACCACTTCCAATGAGGCCGTGCCTGGAGAACCCTGATTTCCTCTCTCAAATATATTCACCCGCATCTTGGATGCGTTTATTTTCGTCCCATCCGTGATGCTAAAACCAAATGTAGAAACGACTGCCGAGTTTGGCTTGTGGGCGTATATGTTTTTTTGGATTTGTGTCACCGTGTCCACGCCGGGTGGTACCGACACATCGGACACAGCTGACTGTTGCCGCCACAAATTTATCTCGTCGTTTCCAAACTCTATGAATATGCCTACCTCGCCGCCGTTTCCGCCCCTCTGATATGTGCCCGTAATCGCAACGAATTTGTATCCCTCTATGTCAATCCCGTCGCTCGTCAGAACTCCGCCTGACCCCGGCAGCGCCTGGTTCTCCCAAAGGCTTACGGAGCCCATGGTGTCCTACTTCTCCGGCGGCTCTATCTCGACATTCAGCTTCGCGGCTATTCTTACGATGGCCTTTTTCATCCACTGCACGTCCGTCTGCACGGACTCAAGCCTTGGCTCAACCTTGTCCAGTCTGGCTGAGCTTTCTGTTTTTAGGCCCTTGACACCGAAGAAGGTGAGCACGGCGATTACAGCTGCGGCGGTCTTTAGCGCCTTCCACAGCATAGGCGCGCTCTCCGTCTCGTGCTTCATTCTTCCGTAGAAGCGTTCTCGCCTCGTCATGTGCTAGGCCCTCCTGGCTATAGGCTTGGTGTCGGCACGCTTGCGTCGGATGCCGGCTCCCACGCGTGCTTGTTGGCCAGGACATACTTTTTTACCTCGCCCTGTGCCCTCGCTCGAAGGTCGGCGTCGCTCTCGCCGTCGTTCCTTTTTACCTCCAAGGTGGCCTCGTGATATACCGCTCCCTTGCGGGAAGCGTCGGCTCCGTCATACACATACAAAATTCTTACCGAGACTCCCTCCAGCGTGAAACTTGAGGACTTCACCTCAACCCTGTAACCCGGAGTCGGGGTGTGCGTTCTTGTCGGGCTCAGTGTTGGCGTGGCAGTAGGCTCTGGTGTTGGTGTCGCCACTATTGCCGAAAGAGCTAGGAGCACAACTGGAATGAGCATGGCTTTCCTTTCTGTTATCGGAGGGTGGAAGAACCCACCGAATAGGTGAACGAGCCAGCGCCAGAATGCGTGACCGAGACTCGCCAAACACGCGGAAGCGGCCTTGACACATCCACCGTTGCCGTTTCCGTCACGCCCGGATAGACGGCGTATTCCGTTGTTCCTGTGCCTACCTGGGCCGCTCCCGTCAACAGGTTCACATAGCTCCCGCTGACCGGGTCCTTTCCCTGAATGTTTATGGTTACCGTGTCCACACCTGGCACGGCTGTAATGTTCAGAACGACCCAGACACCGCTGTTGTTATAGTTTGTTTGGTCTGCGGAGTTCGTGGTCGCCGTTCTGCCTGTGGAGGCCAGAAGTGTGGCATCGGTGTTATTGCGCGGCCTGTCCCAACTGCTGTTGTTATAAAAGTATGTCCGCACCTCTGTCTGACCATTTGTGGCTGCACCAGAACCAGTTTGGTTTCCACCGATTGTATTACTTATACTGTCGGCGCTGGCCGCAACGACTACCGTTGACATGACGCCGCCGCTGGTTACCCCTACCGTTCTGACGTTTCCTATGGAATCCTTGCCTCCAATCACCAGGGCCTCCACGGACGCCCCTGAGGAACCGTCACTGATAAATCCCTCTGCAAGCACAGTTACTGGTTGCTCTATGGTCATTGGCCCTGATGGTAATGTCGTGACAGCCCCAGAGGCGTCCACCAGCCACCGCTTGCTGGAAGGGTCCGCCCTCGCCATGATGATGCTCTGGCCGGCGTCGTTAGACACACAGACCATAGCTGGGATCCACTTTCCAAGCGGCTCCGCGGCTGGCTTGCCAGTCTTTATATTCTCGTCAGCCCCCAAGGCCCCCGCGACCCAAAGACACAGCGCCGCCAGGATTGACCTTCTCATCAGCTTGGCCTCCGTCCGAAAAACCGCGCCGTGACAGTCCCGCCCCCGACAGTCTTTTTCATCTTGATCCACTTGGTCAGGGAGCCCAGTGTCTCTTTCTGATAGACCCCGTTGGCGGTGATATCCCCGCCAATCTGGCCGTCCCCGTCATTTGCCGCCGGTGGCTGTTCTGTGGCGTTGCTGCCCCTCAGTTGCATAGTATCGCCAGACACCCCCGAAACTGAGATGGTGTAATCATCCCCGCCGTAAGGGCCAGCCGATACCCAGGCCCCATCGCTGGTCCCGCTCTGCGCGTCAAGGAGCAGAGCATCCTTGATGCGCTCATTCTCGATAAGAACCTGGCCGTTCATTAGCTGCTAGCCTCCTCTCCAAGTCCGGCTAGATTGCCCGGGTCCACCCTTCCCACCGTGCCTGCACCGGCTCCCACAGGAACCTTCTCAACCGCAGGCTGGGCCTCGTTTTCCTCTGGCCTGTCGCCAAGTTGCTCGTCCACCAGACTCCCGCGTGGCGACGCCTCAGCCTCTTCCTTGGTCAAGGGGGCCGGGGCCGGGTCCGCCTCAACCCTGGTGATTCCCCTCAGCTCCTCCACCTTGGCCTCGACCCTCTTGGTCACCTCGCTCTTGACGGCATCAGAAACCCTTTGGGTTTTCACGATGTCGGCAAGGATGTGGTCGGCATCCCCTGTTCTGATGAGTTCCATCTGTTTCTCGTCGTTCTGACCGCAGAACGACTCAAAGTAGCTGTCGTCCGTTGGCGTTGGCATCTGAATCCCGCCGGCCTGCATCTTGGCGTGAATCTCCGCCAGCTGGTCCTGCACCTGGGCAGTCCTGCTCTTCACCTCTGGCTCCGAGACAAGCCGTAGCCTCCCGGCGGAACTGGCCAGGATGAAACGCCCGTCCCCAAGGGGGGTCGGCCTCATGGTGGCCTTGCGGCCCCAGTCCGTCCTTTCCCCCTCGTTCATGGCCTCGTTGTACCTGTCCACCAGCACCTTTAGGCCATACATCGCCTCGGTTGTCCACAGGTCTGTGATAGGAAAGCCATAGCCATCCTTCACCAAAGACCCGTCCTTTTTCCGCCTCGGCAGAGACTCAATACCACCCTTGTCGCCCACGCCATCCTCCTTTAAATCTTTGAGGTGGACAGGCCCCCGGGGGCCAGCAGCCCCCGGGGACCATCCGCCCTTGCTTTCTCCCCTTCGGCCTCTTAGAGCGCCGTCAGACCCCACCAGACAGAAGCGGTGGTTGCGCCGGCCCCGATAGAGCTGAGGTTGCGCGCCACGCGCCAGTCGTGGAGGTCCGACAGGTCAGCCGCGACTGCCGCTGCGGCAGCGGCGCTGTCCGCGGCGTTGGCCGGGATCATGTAGCTGGAGAGGTCCGTCGGGTCGGCGCCATGCGCTAACCCGGCGGTGACGTTGATAACGTCGTCCCCGAACCACTGAACCCACTGGTAGGGGTTGTCCGTCGTCGAGTTTGACGCGGCCACCCCACCGGCCCATGCACCCACCAGCGACCTGAAATTCCCTGTCGTTGGCCGAATGCACTCTCCCCCTGCGTCGATGGCGTTGGACCACTTGAGGCAGGTCAAGTCCCCTTCCAGACGCGCGGCGGTGTCGCCATTCAGTTTCAGGGTGTACATATTCCCCGAAACGTCCGCGCCTATGAAGTTGACGTTTTCCGACCTCCGGCCCAAGCCAGCTTCCGCCAGGAAGTTGACCGAGTTTTTCAGAGAGGTCGTGTTGATGATCCGAACAATAGCCGGAGTCGCCATGGCCCCCCCTTAGGAGATGCTGACCAACCGTCCATCGCGCTTGCGAATGGAGGTGATCAGGTTAGTGCGAAGGGTGATGATGCTGGTCATCACCTTGGCGTCCCTGGCTTCTATGAACTTCCCGACGGTGAACTCATCGCCGGAGTCTAGAGCCAGCTTTGTCGATCTCGTGTTCAGCATGTACAGTTGCCCACTCGGGCACTTGCTGTCCCACATGACCGGGATGCCCCTCAAGAGCAGATGCTGGAAGCTGAGGTCAGCGTTCCTCGCGGGGGCCAGACGCAGAATCTTTATCGTCTCAGCCTCGTAGAGCTCGTACACCGTCTGGGTCGTGAAGCTGACCGTTGGCGGGTCGTCAAGCTCGTTGGAGGTGCTGTCGAACAGCCTTCTCATGTCGCTCACGCCTTGGGTCGTGAAGGGCCCGGACGTGATGTCCTGGCTTCTCCAGAAGGCGTACACAGCGCCGTCCACCTCTCCCACTGTGCCGGTGTCGTCCACCAGCAGGGGCAAGGGGTCGATGTCGGTTGCCTTGACTTTTGACGTGGCCCACAGGTCTGTCCACACCTGGCGCCGCAGTGACGCCATGGCGTTTCTCGCGCGCGCCTGGAGGAGGGGGAACACCTTGGGCCCGGCGTTCTGCCTCATCTCCTGGTGCGAAATGGTGACGGTCGCGTAGTAATCCCGCCACGGATAGTTACCCGTGGTGAAATTCTGCTGAGGCGTCACGTTGAGGGTTTCGTAGGGTGAGTAGGAACCCACAGCTGAGGAAGTCGCGATCTCCAGGGGAACCCGGATGCTCACGCCGCCCTCTTCCCTCCACGCGTCCTCGGTCAAATACTTCAGCAGAGGATTGGGACCGAAAACGTTGTCCGCCGCCGTCTTGTCGAAATAGACCTGCAGCCCAGCGGTTAAGTCGTCACCGAAGTTCGCAGGCCCGTAGTTGATAGCGGCCATCTTACTTCACGCTCCTTGCGGCCTCAGGCTGCCTTGCCCTGCTGTTGGCTTGGGAGTCTGCCATTCTTGGCCATGTCCGCCATAATCTCCGCAAAGCTGTCGCCTTGAACGGACCTGGCGTCCACCGCCCTGACGCTTCCATGCCCCATGCCAAAGTCGAGCCCTCTCGCCTTGGTTACCGCCTCGCGTCTGTCCTTCTCGGCTCTGTCCTCCAGCCCCTTCTGGATGTCCGGGCCCATGACCGCATAGAAAGCTCGGTCAAAATCCATGCCCGGTTTGTCGGCCAGGTCGAAAATCTCCTGGCGTCTGCCTGCCGCTGTCGGAAAGTCCTGAGAGAGAATCGAGAACCGCTCCTCGCGGCCCTTGTTCTCAAAGGACTGTATCTTTGACCCCAGTTGTCCTACAACCGGCGCCAAGGCCGCTCTTATCTCGGCCTGAATTTCGCTCCGATTTTTACCGAGTAACCACTTGGTATATTCCTCGGTGCTCATGGAGGCCAAATCCTGCGGCAGTTCATCCGCTGGTGCGGCTCCTGGCGTCGGCGCTCCCCCTGACGGGGACACAGCCTTTACCAGATGCGCGTACCTCGGGTCAATAAAGTCCTGGCGTCCACTCACAGCCCCTATGGCGCTCTGCACCAGAGGATGCGAAGCCGCGTCGCGGTAGAAGGCCAGGAGCCGTATCGTGCTCTCCATGCCCTTCCCCTTGTCCGACAGCTCCTGCGTCTTTCTGGTGTAGTCAGCCAACAGTTGCTGCTTGTATTCCGCCGTTCCCTTCTCAACCCAGGGACGGATTTCAGATGGTATCGTTTCCAAGGAAGGGCCGATACTGCCGCCCCCGTCCGAGCCGCCGACTCCGCCACCTGCTGGCAGTTGGTCGTCCGGCCCGTCCTGTGAACCAGCTGCGGGGTCCTGATTTCCACTTCCACCAGCCTTCGATGGGGTCATGGTTCCAGTCCCGCCCTTTGGTCCCGTCACCTTTCGCTCCTTCTCGGCGGGTCGTCCGCCGGGTTGCGAGGGTTTTTGCCGTGGGCCCGGTTGCCCCGCGTGAGGCTTCCCGGCCCGAACTAACCCAAGTCTATGCGCTGGCTCCGCGCGTACTTCGCCATTTCCCTGGAGTTCCTAAACTCCATGTCCCTCACCTTCCCGTCCGGCCCCTTCACTGGCGCGAAGCTCATGCACTGCCGGGGCCATCCCTGCTGACTGGTCCCGTCCAGGCTGAGGCTTCCAGGCTTGAAATCCCTCCGCGCCGTCTTACCGCACTTCGGGCAGTCTGGGTGAGGCTCCCTTATCCCATGAAGCACATCAAACTCGTGGGCACAACCAGGATCCTCACAAATCAGGTCATACCATGGCATAGCTATACTGCCCCTAGCGCTACAATTTTGTCAAGCCACAATCCCTTGGTCACGCTATTCTCGGCCTTCCTGGCGCTCCTGTCTGTTCTGTCACCTCTGGCTGGACCTGGGCTGGCTGTCCCTGTGGCTTACCCCCAGGCCCCCCTGGGCCCCCGCCACCAAGCGCGCTCTGCAGGATCCCACCTAGTTCCCCCCCTACGGCTGGCAGGGACGATTGGGCCATGGCTATTATTTCCGGCAGTCTTTCTGCCAGCCTCGCGGCCAGCACCCTCTGAACCTCCAGGTTGGTTATAAGTTGCTGGAGCATGGCGGTATTGAACCAGGCGTCAACGTCCTCCCCTGGATTCAGCTTCTGAAAAACGTCCCTCAGGAGGGTCGGCAGTTGCACTAGTCCCGGGACCGCCTGCGAAGTCGAAACGGCAAGGTTCAGGGTCTGCAGAGCCTTCTGCAATTCCATCTGAGGCGTGTTCGGAAGCCCTGAGTATGGAACTATGGAAACGTCAATATCCTCTGTGACGTCCCTGGCGTTGAAGTTTATCCACCTGGGGCCAAGTTCCCCTATCACCGGGACCACGTGCTTTAGCTGGTAGGCTTCCTGCATCAGCAGGGCCATCTTCTCGTATATTTCCCCCATCCACTCCTGAACCGTGTCCACCTTCTCATTGACAAATGAACTCATGGCCTGCTGGATCGCGTTGGACTCCGTGGCAGACCTTGTCCGCATGGACCTGCCTGACGTGACCCACTCCGGCAGGTGGCTCTCCCGCTCGGCTGACTCGTTCAGTTCCCTGCGCCTCGCGAAAAACTCCGGCGACATGGGAGGCATTTTGAACCCAGAAGGCGGTGTCCGCCTGTACTTGATGGCCTCGGCTATCTCGGCCTGCATCAGCTTCTCTACTTCCTCGTCCTCCATGGAACCCTCCTCATAGAGGACAACGTTCATCAGCCGCCTGTAGAAGTTTGATGTTTGGACATCCAGAATATTCACCTCGTCCTGCGCCCCCCTGAGGTTCGACACTTCTGGTATGTACCACTGCGAGTCAACCATGGGGTTGAAAGCAAGCTCCACAGCCGGGTAGCCCCTCAATTTTGTAAATGGCCACGGCGTGTCCCTGAGCATTCCAAGGTTCTCGTTGCCCACGGCGTAGGTGTACACCTTCCTGTCCTTCAAGGCGTAGATGTCCCTCAGGATCACCTTCTTGGCGTGCTCTGGTATTCCCCTGTGGCTCATCCCTGACTTGTTGAACAGTCTCTGCTCAAAGCCTTCGAGCCCAGTGAAGTAGGAGGACTCTGCGTAGGTCCCGGTGGGTTTCAGTTTTGAGGCGTTGGCAAAGTTCATGTTGTGCCTGGCTTCCTCAAGGTCTGCGGCGTGGTCTATAAATAGGTACGGGCTCTCGTCCATTTCCTCCGCGGCCGGGTCATAGAAGTAGTTGAACTGGCTGAAATGCCTGCCCCACACCTTTTCTGACCTAACCTCCGAGTCCGAGTTCTCGTCTGCCGGTGTCCCCACCTGATACTTGCTCTTGGTCTTTGGGGTGACGTAATTCTGGCCAGTGCGCTTGCCTATGACCGCCGAAAATCCTATGTACATCATGGACCTGCCGCAGAGTCCAGCCGACAGGATTCCCTTCTTGGCCTGCTTCTTCATTTTGCACGCCTTCAATGCGTCCATAATCAGGGCCTCGTAGCCCCTAGCGTGGTCTTTCCTCAGCAGAATTGAACCCGGGTCGCTGTCGCCTACGAAAATTGGCTTTACCCTCGCCCTTGGGTTGTCTGCGTAGATGGCGGCCAGCATGATCCGCATGATTGAGTAGTAGAAGTTCGTCAAGACTGGGCTTGGTTCCGGCCCGGAGTCCAGTTGGTTCCCCAGGTAGAACTCCAGATTTTCCTCTGCCTTCTCTCGGTAAGGCCGCACGGCATTCAGCCCTATGATGGCCTTTTCAGACCACTCCTTCATCAAGGGACTTAGGATGCCGCCTCGCGCCTCAGACCCGTAACGCACCATTGGCAGTGATTATATGCCCTCTTGAGCCCTCATGGAAATACCCTGAGTCCTTCCTGGCCTGTGCAGTCTCACGGCGTCTCGCCTGAACCGCTTTGCTGGCCGGTTCAGCACCCTTTCCTGCGAAAGCTGGACTAGGTTTCCTATGCTTTTGTCCCATCCAGTGTCCACCAGGACCCGGGCTGGCATGGGCAGGTCAAGAACGAAGTACCTTGAGCAGTCAAGAAGGTGGTCCAGCTTTTTCTGAGTCCTGTCATCCTCTTTTTCAGGGTCGGTCTTGTCGTAACAATGGTTTTGAAACTCGTAGATGGCATTCTTGCAGTTGTCCGTTACAAAAAACATGGGCCCCCCGCCCGGTATCGGCAGGCCGTGCTGGTCTTTCTCAAAAACCAGATAGTCCCTCACCCTCATAATCCCCGCGGCTTCGTCGTTGTTCGCCCTCTGGGCGTGAATCCCAAACTCGTCCAGTTGCTCTCTCACGGAAAGTATCATCCCAGGCTGGTGCTGGTCTGACGCCGGGTCTATCAGTTCCCTGGCCGGCCGTTTGTATCCCCAAAATTCCCTCTTTTGGTTCACCATCTCAGCTATGAACGGTATTGATTTTTCTGACTCGTAAATTTCGTCGAACAGGACGCAGACCCCTGTGGTTGCCACGTAGAACAAGCCCACGGCGAATGTCCTGGTCCCTGGGTCGTAAATCTCATAGACCCTGGCGCCGTCTGGTGGCTTGTGGCTTCGCATGACGTGGACGTTCTCACTGAAATCCTTGTACACAAGGCCCTGCCGGTGGACGTACTCTCCCAGAACCCTGATCCTGTATTCCTCTTCGTTCAGTGACGCCCTCAACCTCAGTTTTTCTTCCTTGGGGACCCACCATGCGTCCAGTGAGTTCAGCTTGTAGGCCGCCAGGCCCATGGCCTTGGCCCGGGCCTTGTCTTTGCTTGGCAGGTAGAGGCGCCGGTAATCCCAACCTATCCCGTCCGCTGGTGTCGTGGTCATTATCAGGAGCCCGTTGCATGTCGAACCCCTCATTTCGCATTCTGTGAATATGTCCTCTGGAGACCTCTCGTCCAGACCTATAGCCTGTATCTCCGGCCCCTGGAACGCCTCGCGCTCCGCCTCGTAGCTCTTTAGGCTCAGCTCCGAGCCATTGGAAAATACGTTTCTTAGAATTTCTCGGCGCGACCCATAAACCGGGTGGTAGTCCTTTTTCGGTATTAGCTTCTCTAGCAGTGGCCAGACAGAGTCCCTGTTTTTCTGGTGTGAGTCAGAGGCTACCCATGCTCTTATGGGTGTGTGGAACGTCCGTGTTGGATGCTTCCCCAGGCAGGCCAGGACAATCTCTGCCAGCATCGCTGCGCTTTTCCCAGACCTGTTCCCCCCAGAGACAAGGCGTATCCGTGAGGTGTCCTGAACGATGGGCCACTGAGCTGGATGCCACATTGGAACAGGCGGCTTTGTCGTCCCGTCCCACCCTGGAGCCGGTGGCCTCCAGGCCGTGACTCCGGCCTCCAGGTTTCTCCTGGCCCTCTCCTGTAGCAGTTCGACAAGGCGTAGCTTGGCCTCCCGCTTAGCCCTGTCCTCCTCAGGAGCCTGAGGCGTCTGGGTCACTCTTGTCCTCCGAGCCCTCGTCAAACGGCCTTAGGTCAAGGCCAGCCGCCCTGGCGGTCAGCAGTATGTCCTTGTCCAGGTCCTCGTCTGCCCTCTCCCTCGGGTCGCCAGTCGGCTTTTCTATCTTCGAGCTGCCCACTGGACGCCTACCGCTTGTTTCAAGGCACAGCCTGATCGCCGTCATGTTTCCTTCCCTGGCCTTCTCCGCCAGCCGCTCGATGATATGCGGCATGGCCAGGTCCAGGCGGTCAAACAGGAGCCTGTCATAAGCCTCCTTGAACTTTTTGTCTGTAATCGCGGTTCTTAGCTTGGCCCTAGTCTGGCTACCCATTTCCTGCAGGGTCACCAAGTCCAGTAGCAGGTTCACGTTCTCCCGGCCTAAGTCCAAAACCTCAGTCTCTGACAGCAGGCCCCTGAGCATTTTCCTCAGGTAGTACCTCTCATTCCTGACGGCCTTGTCCTTTGCCCTTACTTCCTTCGCGGCCTGGGCCAGTCGGTTGTCCTCTGCCGGCCACCGCTTCTTGGCTTCTTCGGTCAAGTGTTCCTCAACCACCCTCCAAGGCGACCACCTATTCTCAGCTGACGGGTTTGTCG